ACGAAAAAATGAAACCTGCTAAATTGCCGGTTAGTGAATACAACAAAGTAACTGAAACAGGACTTGCACAAGATCCTACAAAGTTTGAAAAGCCACACCAAAAAGAATTTGTAAATGGCTTAGTTGACTCAGGATTAATATTTGACGAAACAAGAGGAATTACAACTTCAAGTGCAAGACGTGAAGTACCAAGTGCAGTCTTTGGATTTAATACTCCTGGACCTATTGATAAACGTCCTGGTGCTCCTAAATCAAGAATAGGTACTAACGAAGAATTTGTTGACGTTTATAAATCAAGACTTGGCGGAACTTCTCTTGTAGCAGATGACGGAGATGATAAATTTTTAAGAAAAACAACAGCAGACAAAGGTCCACCAGAGTATGCTGATGTAATGCAAAATGAAACAGATGGTAAAAGGGAATTACCACACAACGAATTATTCCGTGTGCGTACTAGAACAGGACACCAAATACTTTTACATAATACAGAAGATCTAATCTACATAGCTAATGCTAGAGGAACTGCTTGGCTTGAAATGACAAGTGATGGTAAAATTGACATTTATGCAGAAGATAGTATTAGTATGTATAGTGGTAATGATTTTAATTTTACAGCAAATCGTAATGTTACTATTGAAGCTGGTGCAAATTTATACTTAAAAGCAAGTGACAATCACAATGCTAGTTCAAAGAAAGGCGGTAAAATACAAATAGAATCTGCCGCTGATACAAATATTTTAATTGGTGCTAACGGTAAGATTACAACATCAACTAACTTTGATCTAAACACAGGTTCTGCAAACAAGTTTACAGCAGGTACAACTACTGATATACTCAGCGGAGGAAACCATACAGAAACAGCACCTAAGATTGATATGAACGGCCCAACAGCCGCAACAGCTGAACAAGTTAGTCCGTTGAACACACATATTAACCCAGGACCATCAGCATTAGGATGGTTAACTCAGCGTATGCCACAGCATGAACCGTGGCCATGGCATGAAAATTTAAATCCTCAAGCATTTAAACCAGTTGCTACTGATAGGGATAATAATTTTACAACTAAAAACGATGAACCAACACCTAGTATTCCTGATACATTTAAGAAAACTAGTAAAGCTAATGAATAACCAGTAAGGTAAATATTGATATGGCAAGCGAACTATACAAAAACATTAAAGTTAACAGCGATTTAGCACCACCTAATCCAACGACAACTAATCGTGCTTACAAAGGTCTTAGTACAGTTAATCCGGAAAATGTTAGTAAAACATTGTACGACATTGGGTTAATTAAACAAGACTTGCTTAATCACTTTCATATTAGACAAGGTGAAAAATTAATGAATCCTGAGTTTGGAACAATTATTTGGGACGCAATATTTGAGCCAATGACGCCGTCAATGGAAGAAGCAATAGCAGAAAATGTTAAAAGAATTGTAAATTCAGACCCAAGAGTTACTGCAAATTCAGTTATTATTGACACATACGAAAGTGGTATCATTATAGATTGTGATTTAACATATTTGCCGTATAATATCAGCGAAAAAATGCGTTTAACGTTTGATGAAAACTCGGGAATGAATTAACTACACACTTAACAGATTACACTAAATAGTATTATACTAAGGAAAGCAAACAAATGGCGGCAACAGATAGACAGAATAGATTATTAATAGCAGAAGATTGGGCTAAAGTATACCAATCTTTCCGTAATGCTGAATTTAAATCTTACGATTTTGACAACTTACGTAGAACAATGATTAACTATCTGCGTCAAAACTATCCAGAAGATTTTAACGATTACATTGAATCAAGTGAATACTTGGCACTAATTGACCTTATTGCTTTCCTAGGACAAAACGTTGCTTTCCGTGTTGATTTAAATGCTAGAGAAAACTTTTTAGAACTTGCATCACGTAGAGAAAGTGTTCTACGTTTAGCACGTTTGCTTTCTTACAATCCAAAGCGTAATAAACCAGCTAACGGATTGCTTAAAATGGAAAGTGCTTCAACGTCAGAAGATATATTAGATAGTAATGGTACAAATCTTGCTAACCAAGGAGTTATTTGGAACGATCCTAGTAATTCTAATTGGAGAGAGCAATTTGAAAGAGTACTTAATGCCGCATTGCCACTTAATTCGCAATACGGAAAACCAATTAAAAAAGATAAAGTAGAAGGTGTTCCAACAGACCAGTATAGATTTAACGGATCAAACACTGATGTTCCAGTTTACACTTTTAGTAAAAATGTTGACGGTAGAAGTTTACAGTTTCAACTTGTTAGTACTGATGTCGTTGATGGTGTTATATCAGAAGAAGCACCACTTCCAGGAAACAGTTTAGGATTTCTTTATAGAGATGATGGCAGAGGACCAGGTTCGTCAAACTCAGGATTTTTTGCACACTTCCGTCAAGGTACTCTTGACAGCGGAGTATTTAATGTTGATACACCAAGCACTAACCAAACAGTAAGCATTGATGCAACTAACGTTAACAATGACGATGTTTGGCTTTACAAACTAAACTCAGTTGGCGCTGAGGATCAGTTATGGACAAAGGTTGATGCAGTTGAAGGAAACAACATTGTTTATAATAGTACAAGAAAAAATCAAAGAAACATTTATGCTGTATTAACAAAAGCACAAGATTCAATTGATATGATCTTTAGTGATGGAACATTTGGTAATCTTCCTAAAGGACAATTTAAAGCATTTTTTAGAACTAGTGCAAATGATACATTTAATGTTGTTCCTAAAGACTTAACAAATATTTCTGTAACAGTTCCTTATACATCTAAAGCAGGAAACGCTGAAGTATTAAACTTAGTATTTTCTTTAAAGTATACAGTTGACAATGCAAGTTTAAGTGAATCAAACGCAAGTATTAAAGCAAATGCTCCTGCAACGTACTACACACAAAATAGAATGGTAACTGGTGAAGATTACCAAGTTGCACCATTAGGAGTTAGCCAAGAAATTATTAAAGTAAAAACTGTTAATAGAACAGCAAGTGGTATTAGTAGATATTACGATTTACTTGATGCAACAGGAAAGTATTCAAATACTAGTTTGTTTGGTACAGACGGTTTGCTATACAAAGAATTAACAGACAGTAAAGAGTCGTTTACTTTTAGTACTAGAACAGATTTTGAAGGTACTATTGAAAATACAATTACTCCAATACTGTCAAAAACATCAGTTATTAATTATTACTTAGATAAGTTTCCAAAAGTTTTAGTTTCTGATTTACAAGCAAGTTGGTCACAGTCGTCAACAAGTACAAATTACAGTACAGGTAAGTTTTTAGATTCAGTTAGTTCTACATACCAAGTTGGAACATTTACAGGTAGTGGATTACGTTTTATTGAACCAGGAAGTTTAATTAAATTTGTTGCACCAGCAGGACAGTATTTTGCTAAAGATGGTACACTTGCAACTGGAAATATTTTACCAGCAGGAACAAAAACATATTCTTGGACTAAAGTTATTTCTGTAGTAGGCGATGGCAGAACTGATAATACTGACGGTAGTGGACCAATTGCATTTAACGATGTAATACCAACAGGTGCAGTACTTTCAGAGATTAGACCAAAGTTTAGTAAAGCACTTGTTACTGATGTTAAAACACAAATTATTGATCAAATTTTTGCATACAAAACATTTGGATTAAGATACGATACGAATTTAAGACAATGGCGTTTAATTACAGAAAACAATTTAGATATCACAAGTAACTTTAGTACAGGTAAAACAGGTGATATTACTAACCAGCAATTAGATGCAAGTTGGTTGTTACTATTTGAAACAGACGGAGCTCAGTATACTGTAAGTTACAGAGGGTTACGATATGTGTTTGAAAGTAATCAAGAAATTAAATTCTTTTACGATAGCGAACAAAAAATTTACGATAATAAAACAGGACAAATTGTTAAAGATAAAATTGAAGTACTATCTATTAATACAGTTCCAGATGCTATTACACCATTTACTATTGATTATCCTTGGCAAATTACAAAAGAGTATAGAGATCCTGAAGGATATATTGATAGCAAAAAAGTTGAAGTTGGGTTCTTTGATACAGACGATGATTCAGTTGTTGATGATCCAGATACATTTAACGTATTAATTGCACCTGAAACTAATGTTAATGATAAATTTGTTTTCTTAAAGAAATACATAACATCAGATAATATTGAAGATTTTAAATATGTTGACAATGATATTGAAAAAATTACAGTTGTTACTAATGATAGTTTTATTCAAACTTCAGGCATGCCAACAGGAAAAGTATTTTATGTTGTAAAAACAGATGTATTTAAAAAGTATGATGCAACTACATTGTTACTAACACAAACAACAGACTACAAAGCATTCACAGGTAGAGATAAATTAAAATTCCATTATGTGCATACAGCAGATGATGATGCTCGTATTGATCCAAGTAGTTCTAATATTAATGATTGTTACTTGTTAACAAAAACATACGATACAAACTTTAGACAATATTTAAGTGGTGTAACATCAAGTTTACCATTGCCTCCAAGTAGTGATAACTTGTTTAATAGTTATGGTGCTGAAATTAATAAAATTAAGTCAATTAGTGATGAGCTAATTTATCATCCAGTTAAGTATAAAGTACTGTTCGGAGATAAAGCAGAAACTAATATGCAGGCAACATTTAAAATTGTAAAAAACCCAGAACAAGTTGTTAATGATAATGATATTAAATCAAAAGTTATTAATGCAATCAACCAATTCTTTGCATTAGAGAACTGGGACTTTGGTGATACTTTTTACTTTACAGAATTAAGCACATACGTAATGAACGCAGTTAACCCGGACTTAGTAAGTTTGATTATTGTTCCAAAACAAACAGGACAAGCATTTGGTAGTTTGTTTGAAATACGTAGCGAATCAGATGAAATTTTTATCAGTGGTGCGACAGTTGATGATGTTCAAGTTATTGATGCAATTACGGCAAGTAGAATACAAGCAACAGGAAATGTTGTAACAGCGTCAAGTACGTCAACAAACAGCGGAATTACAAGTGGCACTACTTACAGTAGTTCATCTTATTAAGGGGATAAGCTAAATGGCTTTTAACGATAATCAATCCGATACTGCTCTTCCAGTTGGAGCAAATCAATCTAAAAGAACTAGTGCAGATCACCTACCTAAGTATTTTAGAACGGAGTCGAATAAAAAGTTTCTTAGTGCTACACTCGATCAACTTTTAAATCCAGGAGTTGCTGAAAAGATATCAGCATACTACGGAAGACGTATTGCAAAAGCTAGAGTTGCATCTGATAATTATATTTCAGATACTAATGCTGATAGAGAAAACTATCAGTTTGAACCTGCTACAATAGTTCAAGATGAATTAAACAACGTTACATTCTACAAAGATTATAACGATTTTAAAAATCAAATTAAAGCATTCAATGGTACAGTTAATAACGATAGCGTACTAAACAAACAAGAATACTATTCTTGGAACCCACATATTAATTGGGATAAGTTTACTAACTACAGAGAATATTATTGGTTACCAAACGGTCCAATAGGTATTGGTGTTGCAGGACAAGCCAAAGATATTGACAGTACATTTACTGTTACTAGTCAAGACAATCTTGATAATACTGCATATGTATTTTCCCCAGATGGCAAAACACAAAACCCATCATTAAAATTATATAGAGGACAAACATATACGTTTGTTCTTAATACTCCAGGTATGCCTTTAACATTTAGAACTGCTAGAAGTTTAGATGCTGAAGTATTATATACAACTGGCGTTGACGATAGTACACAAACAACTGATGTTGGTACAATTACATTTGAAGTTGATATTAATGCACCAGATACATTATATTATATTAATGGTAATGATATTAATACAAGTGGATTAATTAAAATTTATGATATTGTAGAAAACAGTAAAATTGATGTTGAAGCAGAAATACTTGGCAAACAAAGTTATACAATGTCAAACGGGTATGCGTTATCAAATGGAATGAAAGTATATTTCCAAGGTGATGTAACTCCTGCAAAATATGCCGAAGGCGAATGGTATGTTGAAGGTGTAGGAGATAAAATTAAATTAGTATCCGAAGCAAACGTACAAATACCTGGAACATATTCTACAGACAAACCAGTACCGTTTGATTCAGAAGCATTTGACAGAGTACCGTTTAGTAATGCAAATAGTTTTGCAGGTACAAAAGATTATGTTTGTATGAACAGATCAAGTAATGATTTAAATCCATGGTCAAGATATAACAGATGGACACACAAATCTGTTATCGAAACTACAGCAACTATTAATGGAATTGTTCCAGAAATAGATCAAGCAAACAGAGCCAAACGTCCAATCGTTGAATTTAACGAAAATATTAAATTACATGAGTTTGGAACTTCAGCAAAAGATAATGTAGACTTAATTGATACATTTACATCTGATGTGTTTAGTACTATTGAAGGTTCATTAGGTTATAATATTGACGGAGTTGATATTGCAGACGGTATGCGTATCTTGTTTACAGGTGATCCTGATACAAGAGTTAACGGTAAAATTTACAAAGTAAACTTTATTACTCATAACAATATTAGACAAATTAGTTTAATTGAAGAAACTGATACAGCACCATTGTTAAATGAAGTAGTACTAGTTGAAGCTGGTAATACTAACAAAGGTAAAATGTGGTATTACAACGGAACTAAATGGTGTGTAGCACAAGAAAAAACAGCAACTAATCAAACACCAATGTTTGACTTGTTTGATACTAATGGTGTTAGTTTTTCTAATACAACAACATATCCTAGCACAACGTTCATTGGTAATAAACTGTTTAGTTACAAGCAAGGTACAGGAACTAATGATGTTGAATTAGGATTTCCTTTAAGTTATAGAGCATTAGAAAATACAGGTGATATTGAGTTTGACTTTAACTTGTTAAACACAACACATACATACCAACAAAATAATGCAGTTATTACTGCAAAGTCTGATAACGGTGTACTAAGACAGTATAGCGACAGAGAAACATTTACATATGTAAGTGGTTGGATAAAAGGTAATACAGAAAGTAAACAATTAGTCAACAGGCAATATGTTGTAGCAACACAGTTTAATGATTTTGCTATTGACGTATATGATCGCAGTGGAGACTTAAACGACCTTTGGGTTAGAGTTTATGTTAACGATAAACGTAAATTAGAAAATACAGACTATGCTATAAACAGAATCAATGGTGTAGCATATGTTACGTTTACAAAAGATCTTGTAAAAGACGATATTTTAGTAATTAAAACTGATAGTGCTACAAAGAAAAATGCTAACGGTGTTTACGAATTTCCAATTAACTATGAGCGTAATCCTAAGAACGAAAATATTGAATCGTTTACACTAGGCGAAGTTAATGACCATGTTGAAAGTATTACTGAATTTAGAAATGATTGGACAGGATCTTTTCCTGGAACAAGTAACCTAAGAGATTTAGGAAACTTATCACCATACGGAAGTAGATTTACACAGCATAGTGGATTAGCTAACCTTGCAGTATATCATATAACAGATAAAACTGCAAACATTGTTAACGCATTAAAATTTTCAAGAGCAGAGTATGGTAAGTTTAGAAGAAAGTTTTTACAAATAGCTGAAAACTTAGGTTATGATGGATCATCAAGAATCCATTTTGATAAAGTAATAACTGAACTAAATTTAAACAAAACAAATGACATGCCGTTTTACTTTAGTGATATGATCGGTCATGGTATTAGTAATGAAATTGTTCATACAGTTTTTAGTGCATCGCAAGAATACTATAGCTTAACAGCAGAGTTTAGTTTGCGTTCATTATCAAACCAAGCAATAAGTGTTTACCGTAACGGAGAGTTACTTTGCCACGGACAAGATTATGAATTTGAAGTAGGGTTTGAAGGCTTTGTAAAGTTTTTAACTCCAAATGCTATTAACGATGTTATTACAATATATGAATACGAAAACACAGACGGATCGTATATTCCAGAAACACCTACCAAGTTAGGTTTATATCCTGCATATGTTCCTGAAAAGTTTATTGACAACACTTACGGAGTTGACCAAACTGTTATTAGAGGACATGACGGATCTACCTTTGTAGCATACAATGACTTTAGAGATGAGTTATTACTTGAATTAGAAAAAAGAATTTATAACAACTTAAAAGTTCCATACAACACATCACTATTTGATATACACGATTTTGTTGGCGGCTCAAATAGAGAAACAGGCATTCCTAAATGGGCTATTGATAAAGGAATGATTACAGAATTTATTGATTGGCTATCAATTGTAGGAAATCCAGATTATACAAACTATGATTTCTATGAAGCATCAGATACATTTACGTATAACTATTCTTCAACACTAGGAGCAAACAATACTACTAATCCAGGATACTGGAGAGCAGTTTACAAACAAGCATTTGATACTGATCGTCCACATACACATCCATGGGAAATGTTAGGACTAAGTGTTAAGCCTACATGGTGGGAAACAGAATATGGTAAAGCACCATACACAAGTGAAAACATGTTGCTATGGCAAGACCTTGAAGATGGTATATGCAGAAAGCCAGGTGCTCCGGCAGAATACTTAGAACATTACAAACGTCCAGGTCTTACTAATTGGATACCGGTTGATGATGCAGGTAATTTATTAAGTCCTGTTGATGCTAACTATGCAAAAGAATTTGTATTAGGTAGTACTAAAAATCCATTTAACTTTGGTGACGAAGGACCAACAGAAACTGCTTGGAGAAGAAGTAGCGAATATCCATTTGCATTATTAATTTCCTTAATGTTAAATCAGCCAAGTAGAGTATGTGGTCTTGGTTGGGATAGAAGTAGAATTGTTAGAGATAGTGCAGGCACTATTGTTTATAGTCCAACAGGCAAGCGTTTAAGATTAGAAGATTTAGTATTTCCAAATACTTCAACAGATGAAACAAGAGTAAACACTTGTGGATTAATAAACGTAATTGCAAACTATTTAAACAGTAAAGATACTGATGTTTATACAAAGTACAGAACAAATATAAAAGCTGTTGACAACAAGTTAGGAATTAAACTTGGTGGATTTACTGAAAAGAGTAAATTTAAATTAATACTTGATTCAAGAACTCCTTACAATGAAGGCAATGTTTTTGTACCAGAAGAAAATTATCAAATTTTCTTAAACACAAGTTCTGTTACAGAACTAGTTTCGTACAGTGGTGTAATTATTGAAAAGAAAGCTGAAGGATTTATTATTAGAGGATACGATAAAGTTAATCCGTACTTTAAGTATTTTACACCAACACCAAAAGCAGATGATCCAATTGTTACAGTAGGCGGTATTAGTGAAGATTTTGTAAAATGGACTGAGAATAAAACATACGCTGAAGGTTCTATTATTCAATTTGGCAATGAATATTATGTTGCTAAAGCTCAACACGTAGCTGGATCAGACTTTGACCAGTCATTATATCAAAAGTTACCTGAACTTCCTATGAAAGGCGGCCGTAGTGCATTCTTTAGACGTGAGTTTAATACTGAACTAATTAAAGAGCCAGCAGAACTTGCATATGGTACAATGTTTAGAACAGTACAGCAAGTGGTTGACTTTTTATTAGGTTATAGCAAGTATTTAGAAAGTGAAGGATTTTCATTTAATAACTTTAGTGATAAGATTTTAGATGTAGAAAACTGGAGAGTAAGTGCTAAAGAATTTTTATTCTGGACAACACAAGGTTGGGCAGAAAATAGTGTTATTACACTAAGTCCGGGTGCAAACCAATTAAAGTTTTACAAAGAGAAAAATGTAGCAGACAATATTTTTGATACATTTTACGACTACAGTTTATTAAAAGCAGACGGTAAGAAATTAATACCAGAATATGTAAGAGTTGGTAGAGATAATGATAATGAATTTACAGTATCAACTAGAAATACTGCTGATGGTATTTACAATGTTAATATTCCTTTAGTACAAAAAGAACATGTAGTAATACTTGATAATACAACAGTATTCAAAGATGTAATTTACGACCAAGCTCCAGGCTATCGTCAAGCAAGACTTAAAGTCATGGGATATAGAACTGATGCTTGGACAGGTGGATTTAATATTCCAGGATTTATTTACGATAGTGCTACTACTACTGTTTGGGAGCAATGGAAAGATTATGCAGTTGGCGACACAGTTAAATATAAAGAATTTTATTATGTTGCAAAGGTAAAGATACCTGGAACAAATATATTTAATAATGCAGACTGGGAAAAGTTAGAAGTTCGTCCTGAAGCAGGATTGAAAGCAAACTTAGATTATAAAGCAAAACAGTTTGGAGATTTTTATGATCTTGATACAGACAACTTTGATAATGATCAGCAAAGACTAGCACAGCATTTAATTGGATATCAAAAGCGTAAGTACTTAGAAAACATTATTAATGATGATGTAAGTCAGTATAAATTCTATCAAGGATTTATTCAAGATAAAGGTACAAAAAACAGTTTAACTAAATTGTTTGATGCATTGTCTAACACAGATGCAGACAGTTTAGACTTTTATGAAGAATGGGGATTTAGATTAGGTCAATATGGATCATCAACAGCGTTTGATGAAGTTGAATATACACTTGACGAAGCAAACTTTAGACTAAGTCCACAGCCTGTTGAATTAGTTGACACAGTTACAGGTGAAGAAACAGATTTAATTTATAGAATACGTCCTTTTGAAACATATCTAAAACCTCAAGGATATAATCATAAACCGTTTCCAACTAACGATGTTCAAAAAAATGTTTTACCGACAGCAGGATATGTAAATCCGCAAGATGTAAAATTATCAGTACCAACCTATGAGGATTTATTAGCAGAATCACCGTCAGCACTTAACGTTGGTGATTATGTTTGGATTGGTAAAAAGGGTATTGAATGGGACGTTCTAAAGTATATTAGATCTAATGATAGAGTACTTGCTATTCAAACAACATCAATTACTGGTGTAGAAGAATTTGTAATTACACTTGGTAAACAATCAAAATACGAAGTTGATGAAATTATTGGTATAGTTGACGTTGAAGGTGCTGAGAAGTTTTTCAAAGTTAAACGTAACGAACTTGATACATTAATTTGTTATCCTAACGGTACAGTTGAAGATGCTGAACTTGTTAATGGTTTTGTTACTAAGTTTAATTCTAATAGAACAACTAGTTTTGATAGTGCAAACTTATTGCTATCAGATTATAACAACGATCTAAAAGTTGGAGAAACTATTTGGATTGATAAAGATATTACAGACAACTGGCTAGTATTAAAAAATGAGCCTGTACACTCTGAGCAACAGGTTTTATCAAATATTAAAACTAGTGATTCAAGTGTAGAGTTTGGTAAAGTAATTGCGGCAGACCAAAGAAACACAACACTTGCAATTAGTGCGCCAGGCAACAGTGAAGTATACTTGTTTGGCAGAACTACAGACACAACAGATTTTACACACCTTCAAACAATTGAAGATCCAGGTTCAACTTATTACTCCGGTAACGGAAACTTTGGTAAGTCAGTTGCTATTGCAGAAGATGGAGAATTTTTAGCAATAGGTGCACCACAAGCAAGTAATGTTAAAACATTATACAAAGGTGAGTTTTCAGATTCTTCAAACTATGCAACAAACGATATTGTATCATATAAACAGAATCTATGGAAAGCAAATTATGGTATTACAGCGGCATCAGGGTCGTTTACATTTAACAGCTACCAAGCATCACATGATGTTGCAGTTGCAAGTTATGCCGACGGAGCATATCCAGAAACAGTATATGCAATTAGAGGACGTTACAGTTTTGATGGAGCAACAGATCATATATTAGTTAGAGCTCCAAAAGATCCTTACGAAGGTTCAAGCGTTAACGATAAAATTAGTTTACAATGGAATCAATATTCACAAAACTATCCAAATGGTATTTTACCGTTTGGTGTTAATGGTCCAGGTACTGCGTCATTTGAAGGCACTAAAGTTATTGCTGGAAAGATTGATGCTATCTTATATGTTGATAATATTTTAAGAACACCAGCAGTAGGCGACATTGTATCTACACCAACAGCAATTGGTACAGTACAAGATATCATTATTGATAATGTTAACTCAGCAATGTTGTACATGACAGATGTTAATGGTGAGTTTGAGTCTACAGGTTCATTAATAACTAACGGCGTTGATATGGGTACATATGAAGCTGTTGAATTTGCTAATCCAAATACAACGTATGGCGGTTGGTGGAGAATTGATGGTATTAATAGCTTTACAACTACAGAAAAAACAATTACAGTTCCAAACCTTGTAATAGGTGACTTTATACTTGAAACAGAAAGTAGAACACCAGAAGTTGCGGCAAATACAATGGACGATGTAAATGCGTTTAACAACGACATTGGTAACCCAACTAAGGGCGGTAAGATTGGAATACTAAGTTATTACGATAAACAAGGACTTCCAGTAACAGAGCCGTATTGGTTTGTTAGAGCACCAAAAGCAATTACGGATACATTAAGTCCTACAGATAATTTTACAATGTCAATGAACCAAGTTAGAGATAGCTTGAATACACTTTATGATCCGTCAGCATTAGGATTGTCTTTTAACTATATAAATTCACCTCACACAGTACATGACTTGTGGGACGGTTATATTGATATTACATTTACTAACTTTACACCACCACCAAACCAAGTACCATATGTTCCTGTTGAAGGAGATATTGTAACACAATTATTTACAGGTGCTTATGCAGAAGTAGCGTATGTACAAGAAGGATTACTTGGTGCAAGAGTATTTGTTAAAAACTTAAACACAAGTGCAGGAGTATTTGCATATGGTAACACACATGGTGCAACTGGCGACTTACATATTAGTAACTGGCAAGGCCAAGGATTTAATAGATTAACAGGACGTATTGAATCTACAGACTTAACAACTGATTTCTCAGGTAAGTATATTGTTGTTAGAAATAACGATAGTACGTTGTTGCAAGTTGTAACACCGTCATTTAAAAATGAAATTGAATTCCAGTTTTATACAAACCGCTCTGTAACAGGCGCGGCACGTACAGCAAATATTCCAAGTCCGTTAAACAAAGAATATACACAAATATTTAATTTACCAATTGACCCTAAAGACGGTGTTGCAAGTTCATACAGTAATGAAGGTGCATACTTTATCTATAATAAAACAGGCAGTGGTGAATACAGTTTACAACACGGTTATACAAATCTTGAAAGAGGTAATAATAAAAACCTAGGTACACAGATTGAAATGACTAAACAAGACAATCTATACAGATTGTTTGTAAGTGCGCCAGGCGCTGGCAACGGAACTAATCCGGGTAGAATACATTT